TTTTTGTTTTTTTTCTTTGTTTTTTTCTTAGCCATTATTTCCAGCCTCTCTTTGCAATTTTAGGTTTACCTTTTATAAGTCCACCACTAGCTGCTGGCTGATATTTTTTTGGTTGTCGTGGATATCCTGGTCCTGGTCCATATTTTTTTGGTTGTCGTGGATATCCTGGTCCTGGTCCATATTTTGGTGAAGGTGAAGCTTCCGGACCAGCTTTACGACCAGCTTTACGACCAGCTTTACGACCAACTTTACCACCTTCTTTTTTAAGTTCACGTCTAATTCTATGTTTTTCGGCTCTTATATCTCTTTTGCCTCTTTTAGTATATGCTCTTTCAGCATCTACTCGACCCAGTTCTTCTAGTCTATTTTCTCTTTGAAGGTATTCCTGTAGCCTTGGCTTCACTGATCTTCTTTTACCCAATGGCATTTTAATTGGCATTATTTTTTACCTTTTGATAATTGTTCTTTTGTTATACCTAATTTTTTTCTTTTTCTCTCAAGATCCCCGGCTCTTTTAACAATAGAACCCAGAGATTTTGTGCCTTTTTGTTCTGATAAAACTTTAGTCGTATGAGGTCTTCCAAATTTTTTCACCCCTTCAGCTGTCGATTTTAATAGCGAGTCTCTCACTCTAGATGATTCTTTGAGACCACCTACACCAGGTTTAACAGATCTAATTGCACCTGTGCCACCTGGTCTAATTTCTTTACCTCTTTTAAGAGCTCTACCAAATCCTCTTAATGCTTTACCTACTATACTAGCCATAATTCCTACTTATTAATTTTTTGATTAGGTCTTTTGCCCCATTTGCCATAAGACTCGTCTCTACGAGCTTTCATAGATTGTTTCTTACTGGATTCTTTTCCAGTACGCATTCCTAAAGATTCATCTTCTCTTGCTTTGTAGCCTTGTTTTTTTACTTTGCCACCTTTTTTCATAGCAGATTTTCCACCGAATCTAGATTTGTAGGGTCTTGTTCCGAAATCGTTTCTCATGTTTGTCTCCTTGTGTGATTGTTAATACAATTAGTCATAAAAAGCAATACTATTTCTTGCCTCCGCCATTTCTAAAAACCTGAGTTCCCTTTATGCCAAATACGCTCGCTACGACCAAGATCCACAAATTTGTAAACCATTTTGGCAGATTTGAAAAGTACTCAAAAAAGATCTCTATCTTCTGCATAGCCGCCGGATCCTCTGTCCACACCGACCAAGCGAGCACCAGGATGGGGAGCGTAAGTATCGCAAGTACGATCTCGTCCTTGTAATCGTTTTGCCGGGCTTCTAAAAGCTTGCCCTGGTAAGATTCTTCTCCTCGGGCCATCCGTTCTGCATGCATAAGCTGGGCGTCAGACATAGCCATCTTCGTCTTTTGACGATTAGCATATATCTTGCTTCCAGCTTGTAAAGCAATTTTCGCTAGACCGAACCAAGCCATATTAGAACCAAGTTACAGTTTTATCTTTAGATTTAAGCATTCTTCTAGTGCCTTTAATCTCGTTTTTATCGCCTTGAGCGATATAAACGCCTTTTCCTCTAAAGCTTGACGCACCTTTTGGATCGATGTGTAAGTTTTGAGAAGGCACAGAGACATTATCAGTTTTATTCAAGGAAACGCTTCCTTTTTTACCAACTTTGTCTTTGCTTGCTTTTTCTATTTTAGTCATAATTTTCCTCTTTTGTTGTATACTACCTTTTCGGACCTTTCAAGGTCTTTACATCACGCGCTTTCATGCGATCTGATTTTAGTTTAGTTTCAGCGGACATGATTGACTTAGCAATCGCCGTATCAGCTCTTAATTGAGCTAAATCTTCGTTTTGTTCAAGCTTATCATCAGTAATTTCTCTATTTTGTACTAATTTAGCCTTATCAAGATTAATTCTTGCTTCAGTTTCTTGTTCTTTACGTTGAGTTTCCATTGCTTTTAAGTCAACTTCTCTTGATTTTAACTTCAATAGAGGGTCATGATCGAATTGAGATGTAATTCTCTTCTCTTCCTTCATGAATTCTTCAGTCATTTCAGCAATTAAGATCGCTTTTCTTGCTTCTATCTTCTGAGAAATCTCTTGAAGCTGCATTTGAGCTTGTGGATTCATAGTTGCCTGCTGCTGTAGCTGTGGCAGCATTTGCATTTCTTGTCTAAATTCTAATTGAACCTGTTCTTGAGCCATTAATGAAATATGTTCAAGACAATTTTTTTGTAAAGCAGCCATAACCGGTGGATTATTTCTCACCATGTTCGTTGCCATGAAATTTAAGTGCGATGTGATATGCGCTCGGTGGTCTTGACCAGGAAATGCTTGAAAAGGCTTTTGAGCCAAAGCATCAATATTTTCCAAAGCCGGATCCTTTGGTAAAGGAGGCGGCGGTGGAGGTAATACCTGATCAATATTTTTGACCCCGATTGCTTCATACATCTTACGATACGCTACATATAAATTATGCATCTGAGGATTCGACATCGCAAGTTGTAATTCTGTTTGTGCCATTGTAATTCGTTGAGACATAGAAAAGATATTTGGATCCGCTACTGGTAATACATCTATTCGGTCATCAAAATCTGCTTGTTTAACATTTTTAGCTGCCCCTACTACATCATAAGGGTAATCGGGAGGTAAAAATGTGGAAAATACTTTTGCTAATAATTTAAATTCTTGTTTCATGCTTACATAAAGTCTTTTGTGAATAGCACTCATCACTCTTGAGCCTCTTTCCAATAACGCAATGGTTGTTCCTACTGCTGCGCTTTGATTTCCTTCACCCACTTGCATATCAGCAATAGCCGCAAATCTTTGACCTGCTTGAACAACAATACCCATTAATTGTAAAAGTGTTTGTGATGGTTCTTTGTAAGGTAAATTAAAAAATGAATCTTTTAAATTTCCACCCGGTGCATCAACATCTCTCCATTCACCTGGCTGAATAGGTTGTGCATCATCTTTAACACGCACACCTCTTTGTTTAAATCCAGCAGGTAAATTAGATAATGTCCCAGCATCTAATAATTGGCGGAGAGCAGCCGTTGCAGTTCTGCTCAAACCGCCAATCATGTGAATGAGTCCAAATCCGTAAAATCCTAGTCCTGGCAGAAATTTGAAGTGGACAAAATATTGGATTTTCTTCTTCAATGGATCATTGGGCGCAAAGTTCCTTCGTATGGAAAGAACTTTTTGACTACCATATTCGATTGTTACGACGTATGGTAATTTTACTCCTGTCGGTTCACCCGTTTCAGGATGTAAATCTTCAAATCCTTCTAAATCTAAATTAACATGACACTCTAAGAGTGTATAAAGTTGTTCGTTTCGTGCAGTTCGTTGAGTACCTTCTAATTTTCGTTCTGCATCTTTTAATCTGTCATCTGGTGGATAACTTGGTGCCGCAAGTTCAATATCTCTATAAAAACCAATTACCTGTTGTTTTCTTAATTCATTTTCAGACATCTTCACAATATGCACCACGGCTTCTGCATCATCTAAAGAATTTGCTGTGTAAGGAACGACTAAATCATCAGCTGGAACAAATTTAGATACAGCTCGACCTAAAAGTTCATCATAGTAAACTTTTTTAAAAGTTGATCCTGCTAAAGGTAAATGAAATAACATCGAATCAAATTCTGGTTCGTATTCTTTCATCACATCAAGAATTTGATAATTCATGAAATCTTTAACTCGATCTGATTGGGCTTGTCTTTGTGGGCTTGAGGCTCCGATAATTTGAGTTCTTACCGGTCCATCAGCTGGTAATAGTTCTTTATAAGCTTGCGCTTGAAATTGCGTAACCGCTTCTGCAAGTACCGGGTGAGTCGCACCACTAGCTCCTTGAAATGGTTGAGTCCTATTAACATATTTAAATCCTAAAAGGTCTATACCATTAATATAAGCTTGCTCCCAATCTTTTCTTGACATTTTATAATCCATATAGTCGCCAGTAAGTTTATTACCGACTGGATCTAAAATATCATCAGGTAAAATATCTGCTAAATTATCAAAGTGTTCTTCAGTCCCTGGAATGTTAGGTTTGTTGCTTGGATCAAAATTAATTGTTGCGCCACCTTCTTCATCAGGTGTCACTTCAACGGGACCTGTTTTTTCTTCTACTTCCGTAACATCGACTTCTTCTAAAACATCCGGTGAAGGAAGCTTATCATCCAAGTTTGTGTTCGGGAGAGATTTATCTATTCGATTGTCTGCCATTTAACTTCTCCGGTTTCTTTGTATCTTGTTTTATAGGTTTACGCAACCCTTGTGGATTCGGTCCTCTTAAAGGAGGAATCTGGCTCCATTTAACATGCTTCATATTTTTAACTAATGTTGGATTCTTCATTTAATTCATTTCTAGGGACATATGGTTTATAACCCTGTTCTGCAGCCTCTTCATCATCTTTACCGACAATC